AAAGAATCATATTGGAATAATAAGTTTATATATGATAATAATGTTTGCAATACTATTGCATCAACTGATAGGGCAAAATTTATATCAGTTTCTGAACCTAAAAGTTTATCAAATAAAGAATTTCAAATGATAGGCACATTTCCGATGGATTATGATTTTAAAACATTAAGACCACAATATCTTATTGGTATGTCAGTTCCCCCAATAATGACTGCCCAAATAGCACATCAAATTTGGTTGCAATGGTTTAAGGTTTAACTTTGTGATTCAATGAAAATACAGTGAGATATGGCAAATGAACAAAATCTTAAACCATTCCCAAAAGGAGTAAGTGGAAACCCAGCAGGGAAACCTAAAGGAGTTGAACATAGCAAAACAAGACTATTGCGTTTACTTCAATTAGTTACCAAAGTGCGTAACCCTGTTACAGGCGAAGATGAAGAATTTACAATAGCGGAGCAGCTAGATATGAAGATAATTGCAAAGGCAATGAAATCGGATATAAGGGCTTATCAGGAAATCCTTGACCGATTAGAAGGCAGAGCAAAACAAACCAACGAGATAGAACTATCAGGAGGACTTAATGTAGTTTGGGAGGAGAAAAAAACTTACGTTGAAAAAACAGGAAGCCTATAATTTGGGGAGTGGTTAAAACTAAGTATCTTTGTAAAAAAAGATATGAAAGAACTAAAAGGATTTGAAGGTCTTTATTGGATATATCCAAACGGAGACATTTTAACTAAAACTCAATATGGAGTAAAAGGTAGAGAAGCAATCTTAAAACCAGCAACAGATAATAAAGGTTATCGTAGGGTTGGTTTAATGAAAGATGGTAAATTAGTAACAAGAAAAGTACATAGATTAGTAGCTGAAAACTTTATACCTAACCCAAACAATTTGCCACAAGTAAATCACATAAACGCAATCAAGACTGATAATAGAGTTGAAAATCTTGAATGGGTTACACCAAAGCAAAATACTCAGCATTCAATAATGATGGGTAGATTCTTTTTTTATTCAGGGGAAAATAAACATTTAACTAGAGACCAAGTAATTGAAATAAGAGAAACTTATACTCCAAATGTTATAACAAGAAAAATGTTAGCTGAAGCATACGAAGTATCTGAATGGGTTATAAAAGATATATTACAAAACAAGACATACAAGCAATTTATTTAATGGAACTATCAATAAAACAAACTACTGCCCTTGACCTTCTTGAAGATACTCGCACAAACGAGGTTCTTTTCGGAGGCGGGGCAGGTTGAGGCGGGGGAAAAACGGCGTTAGGTTGCTACTGGCAACTTAAACAAAGATTAAAATATCCCAATACAAGAGGACTAATTGGGAGAGCCGTGTTAAAAACTCTAAAAGAAACTACCTTAGTTTCCTTCTTCCAGATAGCTAAAATGCAAGGACTAGAAGCCAATAAGCATTTTAAATTCAATGCTCAATCTTCTACCATAGAATTCCCTAATGGTTCTACTATCCTACTCAAAGACCTTTACTCCTACCCTTCCGACCCTAACTTTGATGAATTAGGTTCATTAGAGATTACCGATGCGTTTATAGATGAGGCAAACCAAGTAGATGACAAAGCTAGAAATATCATTAAGTCAAGGATAAGATTTCAACTGGACCAAAACGATTTAATACCTAAGATTCTTTATACTTGTAACCCTGCAAAGAATTGGACTTACTCTGAGTTCTATAAACCAGAACAAGATGGAGTAATAGCTAAGAATAAAAGATTTATTGCTTCGTTAATAGATGATAATCCGTACATATCTAAACACTATAAAGAAAACCTTTTAGGATTAGATAGCGTATCAAAAGAAAGGCTTTTATTTGGTAACTGGGAATATTTAGATGACCCTGCTCAACTTATAGATTATGATAAAATACTTGACTCTTTTACCAATACTTTTGTTGCTATTGGTGATGCTTACATTACTTGTGATGTGGCACGTTTTGGTAATGATAGTACTGTTATTGGTATATGGAATGGGTTTCGTGTTAGGCTTTATCAATTCAATGGTAAATCAATTGTTGAAGTTGCTGAACTTATAAAGAACTTTGCATTAGAACATAAAGTACCATTATCAAACATTGTGGCAGATGAAGATGGCATAGGTGCGGGTGTGGTTGATATTCTACGATGCAAGGGCTTTGTCAATAATAGTTCTCCATTAGTAAACCCTATAACTAGACAAAAGGAAAACTTTGATAACTTAAAGTCTCAATGCTATTTTAAATTAGCTGATTTAGTTAATAAAGCAGAAGTCTATATTCAAGCAGATGGGAAGCAAAAACAAACTATCATTCAGGAACTAGAACAAGTGAAACAAAAGTCTGTTGATAATGATATGAAGAAAGGAGTAATACCAAAGGATAAAGTCAAAGCTGCAATAGGTCGTTCACCAGATTTTAGTGATTGTTTGGCAATGAGAATGTTCTTTGAATATACTCCAAGATTTCAAGTAAGTGTATTTTGATGTAAAAATCATAACTTTGTTTAAATTCTAATAATATGGCATTTTTTGACTTCTTAACTAAAAAGAAGATAAACACTCTATTACCTAATATTCCTTTTGATACAAGTGTCGCTATACAACGAGGAATCGTTACTTGGCAAGGTGGTGATTCAAGAGCATTCGTAAGAGATGGATATATAGCTAATGATATAGTTTACTCAATTATTAAACTAATTACTGATAAAGTAAAACTTGCTCCATTCCACGTTTATAAAGTTAAAGATGAAATATCTGCAAAAAGATATAAGGCTTTAATGAAACAACCTGATAAGATTGCAAATTGGCAAGAGGTAAACAATTTACATAAGAAAGCATTTGAGATATATACAGGAGACCAAAGATTAAACGACCTATTAAAATATCCTAATGGAGAAGATACTTGGGCGGATTTAATTGAGCAATGGTGTGGATTTAAGTTAATTACAGGAAATTCATTTATATATGGAAAACTTATTGAAACAGGAAACAATCAAGGTAAGCCGTTTGAACTATTTGCTTTACCTGCTCAGTATATGGCTATTATTGCAAATATCGAAATGTTCCCACCAACCAGAGTTGGATATCAATTATACTACGGAGCAATGTGGTCCTTTGACCCTAAAGAAATATTACACGACAAATACTTCAATCCTGAGTGGACAGTTACAGGTGGACAATTATACGGGCAAAGTCCTTTACTTGCAGCAGCAAGAACATTAACTAGAAGTAACGAAGCTAAGACTGCTGCCGTTGCATCATTCCAAAATGGTGGACCAGCAGGTGTTCTATTTATGAACGATGAAAGATTCGACCCTACAAGTGGTCAAGCACAAGCACAAGCATTAAAGAGAGCAGTTAGCGAGAAAGGTGGAGCAGCTAACTTTAACTCTATTGCAGTATCAGGTTATAAAGTAGACTGGAAACAAATAGGACTTAGTCCAGTGGAACTTAATATCATTGAATCAGAGAAATGGGATATGAAGGCACTTTGTAATATTTACGGAGTACCATCTCAACTATTAAATGATTCAGATAACAAGACTTACAACAATCAATTAGAGGGAGAGAAGGCGTTGACTTTGCGTTGTGCTATTCCTTTGTTAGATGCTTTGACTGAGAATTTAAATAGAAAATTACATACTGACTGGGGGTATAGAAATAGTGGATTGTATGTAGGATATGATATTCAAGTTTACCAAGAATTAGAAGCTAATAAGACAGAACAAGTTGCTTGGTTAAATACGGCTTGGTGGATTCCCCCTTCTCAAAAGAATGAGATTATGGGTATTAAAACTCCTAATTATATTCCACAGGAAGAAATGGAGAAACTTTATGTGCCTTCATCTTTGCAACCAATAGACCAATTTCAGCCTTTAAATATTCCTGACAACCTAAATCCATAAAATGATTTGGCAAGATTACAGGAAACTATATGCTAATGCTTTAAAACAATATTCGCCTAAGTTCAAAAAAGAACTGCAAAATCAGGTGAATACATATTGCCGTACGCAGAACTTCAACGCAATTAGCGACAAAGCCCTTAAAAAGACCATTTACAAGCTCCATTTAGCTATGGGTACTAAGATGGCTCAAATAAGTGAAAGTGTCGTTAAAAGGTCTGTAAAGGGGGTTTATGTGCCTTTTGAGTTTAAATCACAAAAGACAGATGCTTTCCAATATGCTATTATCCAAGTCCTTCAAAATGATGGATTAGACCAATTAGCCTCAGATATTACCAATACTACCAAAGAACAGATAAGAAGATTCTTAATTCAATCAGCAAAGCAGAACTTAACAATGCCTGAAACAATAGCTTTGCTTAGAACGGCAGGAATAACAGATTATAGAGCCGAACTTATAGCTAGAACGGAAACAGGCAGAGCAGCAAATATTGGTTCAATGGTTGGAGCAACTAGCACAGGTCTTGTAACAATAAAAGAATGGATTTCAGCAAGAGACAACCGAACAAGGAGAGAGCCAAGAGACCATACTGACCATTATAATATGGATGGCGTTAAACTTCCTATGGAGAAACAATTTCACGTTCCTAATAATCAAGTAGGATTAGGTTATGAATTAATGGACCACCCTTGTGATTCTAAAGCAAGTGCTGCCAATGTTTGCAATTGCAGATGTACTTTAGGATATGAAGCCGTGAGAGGTGCAAATGGTAAACTTTTAACATTAGCTGAAAATCCCCCAATAGGGAGAGTTGCAGTTATTTGGAATGCCCTACAAAATGTAATAGGGCAAACAATAGGGAAACTTATAGCATCATTAATACAATAACAAAAAAAATAATAACTTTGTCAATATGAAAACATACGCATCAAAAGATACTATTGTTGAAAAACAAGATATCGGTTACGAAGTAATGGATGTTGATACCGAAACTCGTAGAGTTAAAGCAGTTTGGGCTAGAACAGGAAACATTGATTTAGATAATGACATTATAGTTCCTGAAGCCTTTACTAAAACTCTAAAAGAAAGAGGTCCAGCAGGTAAAAACTTAATATGGTCATTAGTTGACCATTGTGCTGAAATGGAAGCCGTAATCGGTAAGCCTGAGCAATTATACATTGAGGGAGATATGCTTATTGCAATCACTCCAATAGTAGAAACTGAAACAGGAGAAGATATGATTAAAATGTATGATGCAGGTCTTATCAATCAACACTCTATTGGATTTAGCACAATAAATTCAAGCGTAGATAAAAACGGAATAAGAACAATAAGTGAACTTAAACTTTACGAAGGAAGTGCGGTATTATGGGCAGCAAACCCAGAGACACCAACAATATCTGTTAAAAGTGAAGTTAAGAAAGAGCAATTAGCAAATAGGCTAGAGAAACTCTTGAAAGCGTTTAAAGGTGGTCGTTTCACAGATGAGACCTTTGCGTTGATGGAGATTGAAATAAAAAGGATTCAATCAGAATTATTAGAAATTGAAATCGTTAAAGAAATCACTCAGACCGAGCAATCACCTGAGCCGATAATTGAAGAAATTAAAAATAATGATGCACAAGTCCTGAAGGCAATAAAAGAATTTAATAAAATATTTAAAAAGTAAAAATGGAAAACGTAATTAACGAAATGGCTGATAACCTTAAAGGTTTTCAAGCTAACATCGAAGCTAAGTTAGAAGAAACTAAAGCTGAGATTAGAGTTGTAAGAGATGAGGCACAAAAACAATTTGATGCTCAAGCTGCTGCAACAAAAAAATCTGCATCTAAGCAAATAAAATTCTTAGATGAAGTTATCATCGAGAAATTAGATGGTAGATTAGATGAAATGGAAAAATCAATGAAATCTAACGGAAAATTCCGTGTTGATTTATCTGATGTTAAGACAATGACTTTAAGTGGTTCATTAACAGGAGATGCTCAAGCATCTTATGCTCCTAATGCTTCTATCTTGCCAAGTCAAGCAATTAACTTCCGTGATTTAGTACCAACTGTAAGAAGTGAGTCAGGTCTTTATGTATTCTACAAAGAGACTGCTACAACTAATAACATTGCTGCTCAAACTGAAGGTTCTGATAAAGGACAAAATAGCTACGCATTAAGCGAAGTTAAAGTTGTAAACGACTACATAGCTGGTTTCTCAACTTTCTCTAAACAAATGGCTAGAAGTTTACCTTTCTTGAGTACAACTTTACCAAGAATGTTAACTAGAGATTTCTACAAAGCTGAGAACGCTGCGTTTTTCTCTACTGTTTCTGCTGCTGCAACTGGTTCTACAACAACTGCTGAAACTGTTGATTTAAAGCAATTAGTTGACTATATTGGCAACCAAAAGAGTGCAAACTTTGTAGCTTCTTTTGCTTTAGTAAGCCCTTCTCAATTAGGTCGCTTATTGAAAGAAACTATTACTTCTGGTTACTATGCTGGGAATGGTAGTGTTATTGTTAACCCTAATGGTGGTATTACAATCTGGGGTGTTCCAGTAATTGCTGCATCTTGGGTAACTGATGATAAAGTACTTATTTTAGATAACAACTTCTGCGAAAGAATTGAAGTTGAAGGAATGGCTATTGAGTTCTCTTATGAGAATGCTAGTAACTTCCAACAAAATATGGTTACTGCTCGTATTGAGTGTTATGAAGATATTAACTTAATGCAACCTACATCTGCAATTTTTGCTGACTTAGGAAACGTATAGTTCTAATCTTACATAGATATAAAGACCCCTTACTTATTAGTAGGGGGTTTTTTATTATAAATAATGTAAATTTGTAAAAAAGATATATGGCATATTCTAATTTTATTATAGATTCTAGTTTAACCGATATAGGTACTGTGGTTGAACCAGTAACACTTGCAGAGGCTAAATTGTATATCAGAGTAACTAATTCTGTTGATGATAATCAAATCTCTTTAATGATTAAACAAGCAAGAGAAGCAGTTGAAGTAGGTACAGGATTAAGTTTAATACCCAAGACTGCCGTTGTTTGGTTTACTAATTTTGATGGTAATTTCAACCTTCCTTATGGACCAATGACTAGCTTTACTTCATTGATAGACCAAAACGCAAATACTATTATTGCTGCTGATTATACTTTAGTAGGTGGTAAGTTTCCACAATTACAAAGACCTTTATTCCAAAACTTAAAGGCAACTTATGTGGTTGGTTATGCAACTGTCCCTAATGACTTAAAGATTGCTATTTTAGACCAAGTAAGCTACGATTATGAGAATAGAGGATTAGATTCAAATACAGGTATTTGTGAAAAGACTTGGAAAGCCTGTCAACGCTGGACAAGAATAAGCCCAATATTATGAGAATAGGAAGCAAGAAAGGTAACTATGTAGATGCAAACACAATGTACTCTGAGATAGGCTTATATGCCCCTACAAGGGTATCAGATGGTCAAGGCGGATATACAACCACATTTACCTTACAAGAGGTCGTATTTGGAGATTTCCGCCCACAAGAGCAAAATAGAGCCTTATTGGAACTAGAGTTGAGTTTTACCCGTTCTGCTAAGTTATTTATCAGATATGATGTAACTATTACCGATGGTTACCAAATAGAAGCAGAAGGCGAAATGTACACTATTCATTCAATTAAGGATGTAGAGAATCAGTTTAGATTTTACGAAATATTAATGTACGCATAATGGCATTTGACGTAAATCTTGCAGGGATGAGTGAGATTCAGGATGCAATTAAAAAAATGTCCGAAAAGGTCTCAAAAGAGGTTTCTAATGAAATTCAAGCCTCTGTAATGAAGATTGAATCAGATGCTAAAAGATTAGCACCTATTAATTTTGGCAAACTTCGTGGAGCAATTAAATGGGATAAGGAAAGCGAATTAACTTATTCAGTTGGTGCTTATACCTCTTATGCTGCTTATGTTGAATTTGGCACTGGACCATTAACTACAATTCCTAATGGATATTCAACTTTTGCATCTCAATTTCAACAAAAGACTGGTGGTAAATTTAAAGATATGGTCAATGCCTTAACTTTGTGGGTTGAAAGAAAAGGTATTGGAAGCGGTAAAAAGTCTAAAAGTATAGCTTATGCAATTGCATTAAGCATATTAAGGAAAGGGATGAGACCACAACCTTATTTAATACCAGCTTTTGAGAAAGAACAAAAACTATTAATAGAAAGACTTAAAAATATATTAAATGCTTAATCCTAACATAGAAATAAAGAAGTGGTTTTATACTCATTTAGTATCTGCAACAGGACTAGGTGTTTATGATGGATTTGCTCCTGAAAATGTAGGCAATGAATACATAATTTTAACAGGTAGAACATCAAGCCAAGAACAAGGGAAAGCAGGTTATACAAATTCTATTACTATCATAGTTGACATTGTTACAAAAAATGCTAACTTTGGCTATAAACGAGCCGAAGAAATAAGTGATTTGGTATTGGCGGATATAAACTCGGATACGACAATAACTTTAAGTAATGGATTTACTTCATCTGCTTTGAGTATTGGAAGTGTAACGAATTTAGATGGATTAAACCCTTTGGACAACGTTTTTAGAACATTAATAACATATAATATAATAATAACTCAAAATTAAATAAAATGGCAGAAACTAAAGTATCAGCAAGGGACTATATTCTCTTAGCAGATTTAGCTGGTGGTACAACTTTTATACCAGTAGCTTGTTTAACAACAAACTCACTTACATCAACTGTTAACACTATTGATGCAACTTCAAAATGTGGAGACCAATTCCAAGCAGGTCCAGCATTCACTCAATCTTTCAAAGCCGATGGTTTTGCAATTGATGAAACAGGAACTCCAAGTAAAGATTCTTACCAACAATTGTATGCTGCTCACGCTGCAAGAACTCAATTTACCATTAAAATGGGTAAAGCGACTCCAGCTGCAGGTGATGTTTACTATGGTGGATTATCAACAAGTACAGTATTTATTAGCAACTTTGATGTAACTGCTGCTGATAAAGATGATGTAAAATTCTCTGCTACTTTTGTTGTGTGTGTTCCTCCTATTGCACAAACTGAAATGACATAAAAAAAATAAAAAACTATGTTTGAATTAAGACTGAACAACAACACAATCCATTTAAAATGGGGTACTTGGGCAATGCGTGAGTTTTGCCAAAGAAACAATATAACAATTGATAAGTACTTTGAATTACTTGGTAAATCGCAATTTGATATTGACTTAATTGTTCAATTAGTATTTATTGGTTATAAGTCCGCTTGTAATTCTTTAAAAATACCAATTGAATTTACAGAAGATGATGCTTGTGATTGGATAGATGAAATGGGGACTATTTTTAGTTCTGAAGGGCAGTTGATAGATTATATTAAATATATAATTGAAAATACAGTTAACTCTGTAAAAACAACACCAACAGAAGAAAAAAAAAAGCCTAACAAATCTAAGTTGGGATGACATATTAGTTAAGGCTGCTGAATGTGGTATAAAGCCAAATGAGTTTTGGGATATTACTTGGAAAGATTTTTCTATCATTGTGATGGGAAAAGAAAGACAGGAGTTAAATGAATGGGCGAGGACAAGAAACCTCGCCTATATTATATACCTAAGTAATACAACTGAAAAGTCTCCAAAATCATTAAGAGCATTTTGGCACATACCTATGTTAGATGACAATGAAGAAGAAGAAAAAAGGGAAATGTTAACAGATGACCAATTAACTAGAACTTTAAAATTATACGGAGTAAATTAAAATAAGATGCCAGAGTTAAAAATTATAATTTCAGCCGAGAACCAAAAGGCACTAGAAGAATTAAAGCAACTCCAAGATAAATTATTCCAATTACTGGAAACAGTTAAGAATTATAAAGGAGACTGGCCTTTAACACATACGATTGAAACAACAATACCTAGAATACAAGCTAGGATTGGAGAATTACAAGGTACTTTAAGTAAAGCGGGAGTTGCATTTGACAACTTTGGCAATGATACGCAAAAAATATCTTTAGGTAGTAATAAGGCAGGTTTGGCATTAAACGACCTTTCAAGGATTGCACAAGATGCTCCTTATGGATTTATAGGCATATCTAATAACCTTAATCCAATGATTGAATCATTTTATAGGTTAGCTGCAACTGAAGGTGGAACTAAAAAAGCATTAACTGCTATGCTTAATGGGTTATCTGGACCTGCTGGTATAGGATTAGCAATAGGTGCAGTTTCAGCATTGTTAGTTGTATTTTCAAAAAATATAACTGAAGCATTTGAAAAACCAGTTGATAAATTAAAAAAATTAAGAGAAGAATTATTAAAACTTAATGATGATATTTATAAAATTGCTGGTGCTGCTCAATCAAATCAATTAATTGGAAGTATATTATCAGAAAAAGTATCTAATCAAAAATTAGATATTACGACTAGGCAAAATGCTATTATAGAATTAAAAAAATTATATCAAGACAATAAAGATATACAAGATTTAGATATAAAAAGTATAGATACATATACTGCAAATTATTTAAAATCATTAAATAATAAGGCGGCAATTCAACAATTAGAAATTGGTAAAGAAAAAAATTATACTAGTGCGTTAAGTGCTGCTAATGCTGAATTTAAAAGAATTACTGAAGAAAGAGATAATTTAATTAAAAATACTTACGCAACAACAAAGCAGCAAGAACAAGGTAAGACAACTCAACAATTAAGAGATGAAATAAAGGCAAGTTATGTTGATGTATTAGCAGGTGCACAATCTGATATAAATAAAGCTAAAGATTCATTAAGTAGAACTCTTGATGAAGTATTAAAAGTTAAAATTCCTCAAAAAGAAGATAATAAAGAATTTAAAAAAGCATTAGATGAAAAAATAGCACTTTTAGAATATGATATTAGAAAAACAACTGAATGGGCTAATGAACAAATTAAGATTCACGATAAAATAGCTGCATCTTCTAAAAAAGCAACAACTATTGGATGGAGAGATACTGTTGAAGGACAAAGAAATCCTGATTTAGATGTACCTGATTGGATGATTAGGCAAATGGGGGGTAAAAACGTAGCTACTGAAAAAATAAGTACAAGTGTTATACCTGGACTTATACGTAATTATATAGTAGATGGTAAAGAAAGAGTAAAAGTAATTAAAGAACAACAAGATGCGTATAAAGAATTTGCTAAAACTCTTTCTGGAGATGTAACTAATGCTTTGATGAATGTATTTGATACAATGGTAAAAGGTGGAGATGTGCTTAAATCTTTAGGAGAATCATTTTTAAAATTAGCTGAAGACATTGGAGCAGCAATAATAAAAGAAGTAATATTTAAAGCTGTATTAGCATCAATATCCCCAGCAACTGCTATTACAGGTAGCGGAATTAGCCCTGCTCTTGGTGATTCAGGAACAGGATGGTTAAGTGCATTATATAATATTACTAAAGGTGGTGCATCAGTTGGTTCTGCTATGAATACAAGTAATATTAGTTCAAATTCTATGGGTAATAGTGGGGAGTTTACATTAAAAGGTAACGATTTAGTATTAGCTTTACAAAGGTCAAATTATTCACTTAATCTTAAAAGAGGAAGTTAATGGCATACGCAAATAAATATAAAATTACAATGGCTACCAAAAGTGGTACTATTTCTTATTTGTATTTATTAGAAGATGGGTATTCAGGAGATTTAATAGAATATCCAGCAGTAAGTTTACAATTACAATATATTCCAAGAAGTGATAATGTATTTGAGCCAATTGTAGTTAGTCAATTAGATGTTTCAATAGATGTAACTGAAGACATTGAAAATATGCCAAATCTTACATCATTAGATGATAGAAAATATTATGCTCAATTATTTAATGCTGACACTTTAGAATGGCAAGGATGGAGTTTAAGTGATAATGTACAGTTTAATTTTAGTACAGGGAGGAAAACAATTTCATTTAATTGCATAGATGGTTTAGGGATGTTACAGAATATTTATTATCCTTTAGAAGATAATTATTCATTAAATGATAGAATTACTTGCCTTACATATATAACAAATTGTTTAAGCCAAATACAATTCCCTGATTTTTTAAATATTATAAGTGGGATAAGCTATTATTCTTATGCTATGACAAATAGAAGTACAAGTGGGGATGCAGAGCCTTTAATTCAAACATATATTAAATTAAATACATTTTTAGACCAAAATAATTTAACAACTACAACTACAAATAAAAAGGTAACAGTAACTTGTTTAGAAATAATTTCTCAAATTGTACAAGGTTTCGGGGCTAGAATATTCCAAGCTGGTTCTAAATGGTATATTGTTCCTATAAACCAATTAGCACAAGATTCATATTATTACACAGAATATAGTCAATATACAATAGTTGGAAGTGGAACAATTGATTTTACAGGTCAAATACAAGGTTATAGTTCTAATACAAGTGGCTTATTCTTTGTTGACAATGGTCAATATAAAATATTTAGAAAGGGGTATAATAAAATAAGATTCAATAAAACAATAGATTATTCAAGCAATTATATAACCAACTACGATTTAAAAGATTTTACTGGTAATGATGCTAATAGTTGGACTGAAACTAATTTAGGTACAGGTGGAAGTATTACTATAAAAGATTATCCTACAAGTGCTTTAAACGCTTATATTTTAAGTCTTGGTAATTATGGAAATTTTGTATCTCCAATTAATTTACCAATATTATCACAAAATGAAAGTGCAAAATTATCATTTGATTGTGTTGCAATTGGGGCTTCTGTTGGTCCAGTTTCTTTAGCTTATGTTAAAGTTATTTTAACTACTGATTCTTATACATTTTATTTAGGTACAAATAATGCTTGGAATTTAGAATTTACTAAAAATTATAAGGGTACTTGGAATGCATCAACAAATAGTCCATCTTTAGTAAATGGGACAGGAACTACAAATGATACTTATTTAGTTTCAGTTGCGGGGGTACATACATTTGGTTCTACTACATATAATTTTAATGTTGGAGATTTAGTTGTTTATGGCACATCTACTTGGACTGCAAAAGCAGGATATACTTTTGTACCTTATACAACTGATAATTCATCAAATAATGCAAGTATTGAATTACCTGTTGCTCCATATACTGGAACTTTAAATATAGAGATTGGAGTTAGTCAAGGTGTAGCCCCTACTGGTTATACAAGATACCCATTTTCAACTCAAAGTGCAGTGCAAATACAAAACTTTGTTTTAGCATTTAATCCTAATTATAAATCTTTATTAACTGAATCTTTTATAAGTGATGTAGAAGATTATGTATATAATGCTGACTTTTCAATAGGGTTTAACAACCCAAAGGCTGGGTATTTTTCATTTAAAGGTTTTTTATGTGATTACAATGGATTATCATTAAGTGGTTGGTATAGATATGAATATCCTACTGAAATATATAGTTCTTTAAATGAATTAGTAATCAAACAATATTCAAATGCATTAAATAAAAATTTAATTAATATTGATGCATCTTTTATGGGGATGGATACTAGCGATGGTAGATTAAATGGAGCACTTAGAATTACTGCTACCGATGATGACCCAGCTCAAATTAATGTATCTGCTAAAAAATATATGATAGGGAATTCAACTATTGATTTATTTAATAATACAATAAAAGCAACTTTATTAGACATAAATAATACAAATATTGAAACTACTTTAGCAACAAGGTATTTTACAAATACTTTACAACCTATTACAACTGGGTATGGTCATTTGAGGTCAACGGCATATTTTACTAGAGAAGCTGCCTTTGCAGCACCTTTAACTACATTCTTGATTTATAACAATACGAATGGTGCACCTAGTGTTGGGGATAGATATTATTCAGATGAAGATTTAATAAATGGCTTTAATGGTGCTAGTTTGTGGTGGAGAGTAATGAATGACGCATTATCATACCACGCTTACAAAATAAGTAGTAGTGGTTATATTTTAGAAATATATGGTTAACTTTGACATATGGCAGACAACGTACAGGGTAAAAATATTATGCTTTATTATCACGAACCAGCTTCGGAGACTTATCCAAGTGGTAGAGATATAGCTTTTGCGTGTTCAACTAATTGTAGTTTTTCAGTTAATGTTGACCAAAAAGAAGTAACCAGCCAAACATCGGCTTGGTATCGTGAATACAAAAATGACATAGCTTCTTGGACTATTTCTTGTGATGGTCTTGTAACTTTAACTGGTTATGGCTATCTTTTCTTATTACAACAACAACAAAATAGAACACAAATTCTAGTTAAATTTGTTATTGATAACGGAGCAGATGGTTTAGTTATTATAAGTGGAAATTGTAATCTAACAAGTTTACAAATAAATGCTCCTTATAAAGAGATTGGGACTTATGCAGTTTTATTACAAGGGTCAGGTGCTTATGGTACAACAGGAACAACAGTAAATCCTTCAGGAGTGGTAGTAGTAGCAGGTGGTCAAGTTTATATGAAGCAATATGTGGCAGCAGGTGGCGAATCTACAATTACTTGGACAGATATGATAGGAAAGACTTGTTTAGGAGTAACTAGAGGTGGTGTTGAGGTAAGAGAAATTGTATCTATAACTCCAACAGGAGAGCAAGTTAAATGGAATGTTGCAACAGGCGTTCTTACATTTGCAAGGGTTTTAGAATCGGATGAATTTATTAGAGGACTATTTCAATAATTAATATGAGTCAACAATTACAGATAACAGGGGGTGCGAAAGTAAGAGATTTAAATGATGTAATCATTGGAACAAGTGGAGTACTAAGTTCTTTAGCTTTCAACGTAGCTAATGGTGTTCCTAAGTTAGATTCTAATGCTAAGATATTGGTAAGCCAATTACCTAATTCGGTAATGGAATATCAAGGAACTTGGAACGCTGCAACAAATACCCCAACATTAACCAATGGTGGTGCGTTTAATCAAGGTGATGTTTATTTATGTAATGTTGCTGGAACAACAAATTTTGGGGCTGGTCCTATTACTTTTATAGTAGGGGATTCGGCTATATATTCAGGAAGTATTTGGCAAAGGTCAGGTGGTGCAACGGGAAGTGTAACATCTGTTGGCTTATCCACTAATGGAGATTCTATCACAATTGGTTCTTCGCCAGTAACAACAAGCGGTGTAATTTCTGCTAATTTCAACGGGACAAATCTTCAATATGTTAACGGAGCAGGTAATTTAACTACATTTCCAACAGTTATTAATAGCATAGGACTTACAATGCCAAGTGCTTTTAGTGTCGCTAATAGCCCTCTAACGGCTAATGGAACGATTGCAGTAACAGGGGCAGGTAACGCTTCTCAGTATATTCGTGGAGATGGTTCTTTAGCGGCTTATAATCCTAGTAGTGGCGGAGGAGGTTCAAGTCAAACATTTTATTTTAATGGTGGTGTTGCTTCAAGTGTTGTAGGATATGAGCAAATGAGTACTGTTGCTAATACAGGTACAAGTGCTGATTTTAGTATTAGTGCAGATGGATATATAGCATCTTTTTTAACAGATGTAGGTTCGCCAAATCAATTAAATATACCAGCAGGTAATTGGAACTTTGAGATTTATATGAATTCTAATTCATCAGGTGGAAGTCCTAGTTTTTATGTTGAGTTGTATAAATATGCTTCAAGTACATTTACTTTGATAGCTACAAGTTCAGCAAATCCTGAATATATAACAAATGGCACTTCGGTAGATTTATATATAACTGCTTTAGCAGTTCCAGCAACAGTTTTAACAGTTACCGATAGATTGGCAGTAAGAGTTTATGTAATACATTCTAGCAAGACAATTACAATGCACACTCAAGATCCAAATTTGAGTTCTGTTATAACAACTTTCTCAACGGGTATAACTGCGTTGAATGGTTTGACTGCTCAAGTACAATATTTTGCAACAGGTACAAGTGGAACTGACTTTGCAATTAGTTCATCAACTGCTACGCATACTTTTAACTTACCTACCGCATCTGCTAGTAATACAGGTAAATTAAGTTCAACAGATTGGAGTACATTTAATGGTAAGATTGGGGGGAGTGGCTCTAGTGGTCAAGTAGCATTCTTTAACGGAGGTTCTACTACTTTGGGCGGTAGTGCTAACTTTTATTGGGATAATTCAACCTCAAGGCTAGGAATAGGCACTAATACCCCTAACGCAAGTTTAGGTATATTAAACTCTAGTTCAACAGGGCTTCAAGTAAGAACATCAGATAGTGCAAACCAATATCAAGCGAATATATATTATGATTCTTCTTTTGGTATGGTTTATGGCTATAATAGATTAGGCACAGGTACAGCTAGTAATTTGAGTTTCTACAATGCTTTAGGTGGTTTTTTATCAGTACCAGAAAGTAGCAATAATAACATAGGTTTTAATACGTTGAATCCTCAAGGTTCAAGTGCTACAACTGTTTATGACTTTACTTCAATAAGTACAAGCGTAGAGATAAGATTACACAATCCAACAACAGGTTATACTTCAACAGATGGTTCTTATATAAAAGTAACTCCAACGGCTTTAGTAATAGCTAATGTGGAAACTGCTAGTCAAATATTAATCAATAATGGTGGGAGTGGGGTTGTTACTATTGATGGCACAAATAATGTAGCAATAGGGAATATTGGTGTAATACCTATGACACAACAATTAACTGTTGTTGGTTCAATCCAAGCGTATGGTGGTTCTATTTATCAGACTGTTACATCTAGTATGTTAAAAGCTAATTCATCAGGACAAATCATTGCTGCGGTAGGTGGAACTGATTACGAATATCCTTTGACCTTTTCTAGCCCTTTAGTAAGAACTACAAATACTATCTCAATCCCTGCGGCAACAACTTCCGTAAGTGGTTATTTGACTTCAACTGATTGGAATACTTTTAACAATAAAGGAAGCGGAACTGTTACTTCGGTTACTGGTACTGCTCCAGTTGTTTCAAGTGGTGGTACAACTCCTGCAATATCAATGGCGGCTGCTACTACATCGGTTAGCGGTTATTTAACATCTACGGATTGGAATACTTTTAACGGCAAGTTTACTTTGCCATCTTTAACAAGTGGTTCTATATTGTTTAGTAATGGTTCAACTATTGCTCAAAATAATACAAGATTGTATTGGGATAATACCAATATGAAATTAGGTATAGGTACACAAGCGGTGGCTCAATATGTAACTTATATAGCTGCAAATGTGGGAGAAAACGCAAATGCTTGGTTAGGTATTGAAAACAAAAATACAACAGGTTCTACTGCGGTAAGATTATTATTAAATGGTAGTGTAACAGCTGGTTTTCAATATGTACAATCTACAAATCTTACTCAGATTTATGCTAATGCAGGAGATATACTTTTATCTAATGGAAGTAGTCTTGGTTTAACAATAGCGAATACAACGGGTGCTGCAACCTTTGATTCAAGTGCAACTGCTACATCTTTTGTTAAGACAGGGGGAACATCAAGTCAATTCTTAAAAGCAGATGGTTCAGTAGATTCAAGTGCTTATATTGTTTTAGGTTCATTAAGTGCAACTAGCCCTATATTTTATAATTCTTCAACGGGAGTAATTAGTTCTCAAGCAGCTAGTGCTTCAGTAGCAGGTTATGTTACAACAGGAACTCAAACAATAGCAGGAGCTAAGACATTTAGTTCAACTTTAACAACAGGTGGTAACATTATTGCTAGTGGTACAGGAAATATTACAGTACAAGCAACATCAAGTGATAATTTCCCTTTATTTCAATTAATAGATAATAGAATAGGAGGCAAAAATTGGAACATTGAAAACGGAAGAACAAGTGCAGGTTTATTAGAATTTTATTCAAGTACATTAGGAACTGTTGTTACTATAACTCAAGCAGGAGCAGGAACGTTTAGTTCAACTTTACAAGCTACAAAGATTGGTATTGGTGGAGCACCTTCTGCTTTTATACTAGATGTAACCGGAACTGCAAAAGTAAGCGGAGTATTAACATTAGGTGGTGGAACAGGTGGATTAAACTTTACAAGTTCAACTTCAATTACAAATACAGGAGCTAGTGGGTATATTTCAATTTATGCAAATGGTGGTGGTTTATTTTTAGGTGGTTCTGCTTCAACTACTAATGTAACGATAGCTTCAGGAGGTTTAACTACATTTACTAATGGAATAGGAGTTAATGGTTATAATGCGAATATAAATTATGCGGCATTGTTTAGTGGTTCAGTTGGAATTAATAATATAACTCCTACTTATACACTAGATGTTACAGGTACAGGAAGATTTACAGGAGATAGTTATTTTGCTACAAATAGTGGAAATGTTGGAATGGGGACAACAAGTGTTTCAGCAGTTTCTGCAGGTGCAACAACACTTAGAATAGTAGGTACTGCAACAACTAAAGGAGGTGCAATTGTACTAGATTCTTCTGATTCTTCTGTTTCTTCATATATCTATCCTGATAATACAAATGGTCTTTCCATTAACACAAGTACAGCTCATCCTATTACTTTTAGAACAAGTGGAACTACAAGACTTACCATAGGAGCAACAACAGGTGCAGCTACATTTAGCAATTTAGCAGGTACAGGAAGTAGAGCAGTATTAGCAGATGCAAGTGGTACTTTATCTGCACCTGTTTCCGATATATCAGTAAAACAAAACATTAAGTCAATTGGATATGGTTTAAAAGAAATAATTAAAATGAATCCAGTATGGTTTGATTTTATTGATGAATATAAAAATTATGGTGAAGGAAGGCAAAATGGTAATATAGCACAAGAGATGGAAGCAATAATACCTGAAGCAGTATTTACAACTGAATCAACAGGTAAAATGGGTATTGAATATAGCCAATTACACGCAGTTTATATAAAAGCCATTCAAGAACAACAATTAATGATAACATCATTACAAGATAGATTAGATAAACTAGAAAATAAATAAAATGAAAGTAATAAAATCAGTTCCTATGTGGAATAATGGTAAGTCCATTGAAGCCACTATTCTTAACTCCTATGCTACTAATGTAACATTAGGTTATTCAGCAGACTTTTACTATGGGTTACTAAATGAAACTCTAGGAATTGTAGCTGTTGGATATTTAACTATGACAGGCGAAGCCTACCAAAAGTGGTCTCAAGATTCTTATGCTTGGGATTGGGTAGCTACTACATTAGGTTTAACTATCACAGGGGAATATGTTCCACCAATTGTAGAACCGATTGTTGAAACAATTGTTGAAACTCCTATTGCGGAAATTATAGCAGAATAATCTTATATTTGTAAAAAATCAATATTATGATAAACTTAACAGAAACAAACATCAAAGAATTAGAGGCTTATTTATTGGAAATCCCAGCAAAATTTGCTAACCCTATTTTACAATTTCTAGGCAAAATTGCAGAAGAACAAAATCCTCCAGTAGAGGATGCAAAAGTAGATTAATGCAGTCATTGGTTATTTTCATTGCAGGTCAAGCCATATTTATCATTATCGGCTTAATAAGTATTTATGTTAAGGTTAGCCTTAAACTAAAAGAACTTGAGGTAAGGGTAAGTATGGTTGAGAAACAAGATGACATTATTGCTAAGAAACTTGACCTAATCCAAGCTACGTTAAATGGTTTGGCTATTGCTTTACAAAATAAGCAAGACAGAGAATGAAAGAGATTGTAATCACATTGTTAGTTGCAGCATTAATCCTTTTCATTTTCAATGGGAATTATAATAAGATAGAGCCTATCATAGTAACCCAAACCGATACTATTTATAAGCACGACATAATGAAGAAATTTATTAAAGGGGATTCTATCCCTTTTGTCGTTTTGGGCATTGATACGACCACAATCCACGATACAATACGCATAGTTCAAGATTATGCGTTTATAAGAGCCTACTCGGATACTATAAAGCTGGATTCAAGTACTTTTATTATAAACGATACCATCTCTAAAAACAAGATTTTAAATAGGGGATTTTACGCTGATATAAGTCAAAAAACGATAATAGTGGAATCTATTAGGACAACACCATCCAAAAACGAGGTTTATTGGGGTATATTAGGCGATTTAAGGGCATCTGACAATAAATTGGGTATAGGACTAGGCTTAGGGTTTAAAACTGCTAAAAATAGCCTATTTACAATATCGGCAACAACTAATCAATATTCAATCGGTTATTATGGTAGAATTTATTAAAAATATGTTGGCAGATGAACGAGGTTCAATTAGCCACAAAAGGACTTTAGCTTTTATAGGGTCATTCATCCTATTTGGTGTTTATTGTTTTAGCAAGGATTCTCATTTAGCAGACCTTATTTTCTATTTGGTTTGTGCTTGGTGTGGACTTGCAACTATTGATAAATTTAGCAAATGAAACAACAAATAATCTTAAAGGGTGCATTGATACTTTGGATTATTTTATTAATAATATTCTTATGTTAAGCAAAAAAGCAATAGACCTTATTATACAATTTGAAGTAGGAGGTAGAGCATTTTATGAAAAGAAACTTCAATCCCCTATTTGGGCTGGAGGGGAATCTGGTATTACAATAGGGATGGGTTATGATTGCGGATATATAAACGAAAAACAATTCTTTCAGGATTGGGGTAATATGCTTACGCCTAACTTTTTAGAGCCATTAAGAAAGGTTATTGGGCTTAAAGGGGTACAAGCCAAACAAATGCTTAGAGGGGAATTAATGCAGGTTAAAATCTCATACAATATAGCTTACGAGGTTTTTGTTAAATGTTCAATACCTAAGTATTTTAAATTAACTAAGGCAATATATCCAGAACTAGAAACGTTAAATGAGGACACTCAAGGTGCATTAGTTTCTATGGTTTACAACAGAGGAAACAAATTAGAAGGAGATTCAAGGGCAGAGATGAAAGCCATTGTTGAGATGGTTAAGAACAAAGATTACGAAGGAATAGCAGAGGAGATTGAAAAGAGTAAGAGACATTGGGAACATAAAAACTTAGATGGGCTGGTAGTGAGAAGGGAAGCAGAAGCAGACTTGGTAAGGGATTCATTCGCATAATAAAAACCTAAAATATGGCAACTCCAAAAACGCTTCAAACCAAGCGTAGGCGACTATTTTTCGACATCGAAACAAGTCCGAATATTGGTTTGTTCTGGGAAGCTGGTTACAAAAAGAACATTGATTATTCAAACATTATTCAAGAACGTGCAATTATTTGCATCTGTTATAAATGGGAAGATGAAAAAGAAGTTTACTCTTTACAATGGGATTCTAAGCAGAACGATAAAGCAATGCTACTTAAATTTATTGAGGTGGCAAATCTATCTAACGAAATGGTTGGACACAATGGCGACAAATTTGACTTGGCTTGGATTAGAACAAGATGTTTATTTCATCACATTCCAATGTTTCCTAAGTATCTAACTATTGACACATTAAAGGTAGCAAGACAAAAGTTTAGATTTAATTCTAACAGGCTTAATTACATAGCAGATTATTTAGGTTTAGGTCAAAAGATAAAGACCGAATATTCCCTGTGGAAAGATATTCTTTTACACAAGGATAAAATTGCTATGGAAAAGATGATTAAATATTGCAAAAAAGATGTTGTTTTGCTAGAGAAAGTATTTGCTGAATTAAAGAATCATATTGAGCCAAAGACACATTATGGAGTAATTTTTGGGGAAGATAGAGGCACTTGTCCTGAATGTGGAAGTGATGATTTAATTCGTAATAACAAAGTAATTACTGCCACAGGATTAACTAGGATTCAATATAAATGCAATACTTGTAATAAATACCATTCAAAAACCGATAAATGATGAAAATGCCTAAGAACTGGAATAAATTTAATATAGCCGAACAAGAAAGTTGGTTGGTAAAAAAGTATCAAGAAATGATTAGTGAAGTAGAATCAGTTTCTAAGATGTTAGCCAAATTAAGAGGTGGACAAAGGATTGTAGTAAAAGAGATTGAAAGACCAGATGAAGCCTTATTGAAATCGTGAAAATCAAAATCATATATCGCAAACTAGGTAAGGAACAAGCCTATGGCATTTCATCCAGTGATGGTATAATTGAGATTGATGAAAGGTTGAAGGGTCGTAAAATGATGGAAGTTTTAATCCACGAATTGATGCATTTGGTAAATCCTAAGGATGATGAAAAAACCATAATTCGCAAAAGTGTAACTTTGACTAAGGTTTTGTGGAAAGAAGGGTACAGGAAAATAGATGATACTATTGACTTGCCTTTACAGGATGGGTCAATTTAAGGTTGTTTTTTCTTGGTTCATAGGTTCTCCTCAGTGTAAAAAGCTGGGGAGTTTTTATTATATTTGTGTATAGATTATACTAATGGTTCGGGGACTTGTTTCTACTTGTCCCCCTTTTTTTTATTTTGCTCTATTTTGATATTTATAACCCATAGCAGATAATGCTTTAAAAATAGCACCAATAGTTATATTACCTTGAGCATCTCTTAATTCCATATCATATATACCTTGTTTTGTTATA